AAGCATTATTGTTTGACCCAAGTATAGAACATAACAGTACAACTTGTACTGACCAACAAACAAGAATTAATATTAACTTTAACTATTTTTAATTATGGCTAGAAAAAAATCAGTATCACCCAAACAACTTGTAGACCAAGCGACAGGTATAAGACTTTCTGCCCATGAACGTCTGTGTGCAGAGCGTATGCAGACAATACAAAATAGTATAAATGAATTAAAAAGAGAAGTTAAATCTTTACGAACAGATGTTTCTACTGGAAAAGGAATGGTAAAAGTTTTAGTTTTCTTAGGAACAATAGTAGCAACCGTAATTGGTGTGCTAAGTATAAAGTAAAATTATGTTTAAGATAACAGCATTACTCTGCGTATTAGCAGTAAATGGTGAAAATTTATGTATGTTTGGTGATTTACCTACTTCACAAAGATATAATACACCGCAAGAGTGTTTTAGTGTTGCACGTGAAATAGGTGAAGCAGTAAACGAAGAATTTATTAGAAGAAACATTAGCATAAGTATGCAATGTGTAAAAATAGGAGAAGCAGTATGATGATATATGGTGAAACGCTTACACAATGGAAAAACCATGTTGTAACGAAAATTAAAGACAACAAGAAAGTAGTTATAGCTTTCTGTGTGTGGTCTATATTTCTATATTGGTTATAAAAATGTTACCTTATAGATTATTATTTAACATAGGCTCTAAAGCTGTTGGTACTTTTATGGAAAGAAGAAAAGAAAAAAGCCAACGTAAACATGACATTGCTATGCGAGAAATGGCAACAGGCAATGAAAGAGCTAAAAGAAATGGCTCATTAATACTAGATTTAGTATTAGGTGCGTTTATATTAGCACCTTTAGGTATACTTGCCTACGCCGCATTTTATGGTGATATGGTAATGTTACAAAAAGTAGAGTTTTATTTTGACAAATTAAAAGAGATACCAGAAGTATATTTATATTTAATTTTCATTGTAGTGGGTGGAAATTATGGTATATCAGTTACTAATTTATTAACTAACAAAAAGTTTAAATGATGAAAGTCAGTTCAGAAACATCAGTAGCTATGCCAATTAAAAACATGATTGGTATAATTGCGGCTGTTGCGGCAGGAATATTTGCTTATACAGAAATAACAGCTAGACTTACATCTTTAGAAACAAGTCGTGAGTTAATGAACGCTGACCTTCTCAAAAAAAGTGAGCAGACAACTACAGACCAAGAACAATTTTTGTTGTTGGAAAGTTTATTTTCTGACGTAGAGAAGTTACAAAAGACTCAAGAACAAAATATGACTAATAAAGTTAATATTGAATTTACACAAGAACAATTAAAAAAGGCTTTGAGAGATATTGAAAAATTAAAAGACAAAGTCAGAGAAAACGGAAAGAATTACTAATGGTAGAAACAGTTATTGCATTGTTAATGATAGTTAATAATGAAATTAAAGAACATAGAATACAGCCATCTATGAGTGAGTGCCTTAAAGGTAAGAGGATTGCCATGAGGTCAACAAAATCAGGTGGTAATGTACGATATGAGTGCCTAAAATCTGAGGCAGAATTAGAATTGTATTTAGGTAAAAAACATATTAAAAAGTTAATACTAAAATAGGAGCTATATGGCTACAGGTCTTGATGACTTAATACAACCAAGTAAAGACGAAATTATAAAAAACTTAAAAGAAGAAAATAAAAACTTAAAAAAAGAAAAAGAAGAGCTAGAACGTAAAGTTAAGAATGAACAAGAGTCTAGGCTTATGGAATATCACACCCCTTAATCATGGCTAGAGTTAATTTTAAACACATAGAAGTAAGAGAAAAACCTAAGAAGAGAAAAGGCAGACATGCAAAAAGACCAAACAAAAAATTCAACAGAAAAAAATACAGAGGACAAGGTCGTTAATATTGATGATATTGTCAAAGAATTACCAGAATTATTGGTCAAACATGCGTATACAAAATTAAAATCAGGAGAAGAGCTAACAGCTTCAGAGATGAAAGTGTGTTTAGAGGTTTGTAAAACTTATAGTACAGATAATCTTAACAAAAAACCTGAAAACATTTTAGATAACGTACCGTTTGATACAGATGGATAAACGAATAAAGAATTTTAAAAATTTTTTGTATTTGTGTTGGAAACACTTAAATTTACCAGAACCAACACCTATACAGTACGATATAGCTGATTATTTACAATCGGAAGACAAAAGATTAGTTATAGAAGCATTTAGAGGCGTAGGTAAATCATGGATTACTTCAGCGTTTGTCTGCCATCAATTACTTCTAAATCCACAACGTAATATATTAGTTGTATCTGCATCTAAAAGTAGGGCTGATGACTTCAGTACATTTACACAGCGTTTAATCGCTGAGATGCCAATATTAAAACACCTAGTACCTAAAGACAACCAAAGACATTCTAAGGTTAGTTTTGACGTAGCACCTGCTCGTGCATCACATGCACCAAGTGTAAAGTCTATGGGTATTACAGGTCAACTTACAGGTTCACGTGCAGACTTAATTATTGCAGATGACGTAGAGTCAGCTAATAACTCACAAACACA